CAATGTCTTGCGCACGTAGTGCGTTGGCCAGTTCGTTTTCTTGCATCGCTCGACCGAACATATCCGATGCTTCTGCGCGGCCTTCGGCCGTAGCGCCAAGACGTACGCGTTCGTACGCATCATTTCTGCCACGTTGGAAGTTAGCCATCGCGGCGTCGTATGCTTGATCACCAGGGCTCAAACCTTGGCTTTTCAATTTCTGTTCAAGGCGTGCGCCTTGTTCGGCAAATTGTGGGTCTAAACGCATAACGCTACGCCCATACGCTGCATCTTCTGCGCGTTGGCGCATTTCATCGGCTGAGAAATCCAAGCCGATAGGGTCGCCAAACTGGTCGAAATCTGCCGGTGTGCCAAAACGCTCTAACTCGCGGTTCAAAATACCCGACCGCGCGCCTTGGCGCAGGTTCATTTCATCCATTGTTGACTCATATAAGGATTGTGCTTCGGGCGAGAACTCTTGATTCTGTACCCAGCGTGTAACTGGTTTACCTGTTGCCGGATCTGTTATCTGTTCTTGCTCCCATGTAAGACTTCCCCATGGGGTGAATTGATCAGGCCGGTCTGCATAAGTCGCTTCGCGCGCTATGGCCTCTTGCGAGGCCGCTTCCCTTTTGGCTGCGCCTTTAATGTCTGGTGATTTTTTACCCATTATGCTGCCCTCTTAAGTTCAGGCAAATATTTGCAGTTTTCTTTCTTAAGTTCCATAAGTATATAGTCTACACCATCCATGAATGCTTCCTCCATGCGGGTTTTTTCGGTAAACCCTACATGCTTATTGAACTTAATCGCTTTTTCGTTGTTTCCTGGCACCAAGCCGTAGATGTATTTCTTACCCATTTCATTAAATATCAGGTCACAACATTCTTCAACAAAACCGTGACGTAGCGCGCTGACATTGGAAAGCATGAAGTGTGCTTGTACACTGTTATGCGTGATATTATCGATCACCATGGCCGCGACGGTTTCGTTTTTGTCAAGATCGATCATGACGATGCCTTCAGTGTCTGACACCTGTAAAATCGGCACTTGCTTATTAATCCACCCCCAATCACTAGGGCCGTGCAGTTGTCTAACGTAAGGTTTCACAGTAACGGTCCTCCTGCGTCGAAGATTAAATCCCAACCAATGAAATAGGTTTCTTCTCGGCATGTGCCTATCATGGCTATCGCCACATATCGACCTATACCCCATGCACCTTTTATGTCGCTGAAATTCTGACCTGTTGCCGACTTCCACATGGCGTTGTCCCACGTGGCTACGTCCCATGAATCGTCTGATGGTGGGGGTGCAGAAGCAGCGGTTAAAAACGATTCTGTCAGGTCGTAGTCGTAGCGCGCCGCTATCGTAACATCTGGAGCCGCTTGCGCACTGAAATCAGGCCGTATCAGTTTTACACGTTTAAAACGTGTAGGCGCGTTCAAATCTCTGAAGTTGGTTAAAATAGAAAAGGTTATCGCGTCCCCGTTTATAGCTTGCGAAGGGTTGAGTAACACATTATCAACAGTAACATCCATATAAAGAATGCGGTTGTCTGCATCGCCAAAAACAACATTATTTTGCCAATTCTCAAAACTTTCTATAGGTACGTTACGCCACAAGCCCCAAGCGGCGGTCGTAAGTCGGTAGATATATTGAATAGGTGCTGTGCTGCCTATTTGCGGGCCGGATATCAACAATGAGTTTTCGCTCGGTATGCGGCGCACTTCCCACCCGAATAGGTCAATATTCTGACTTAATCGCGTTTGGATGATAAGTGCAATGCGTGCCGATGGGGATGTAGTTTCTGACGAGTTGAAAAGTTCTGCACTGTTCACACCTTGCAAAAGCTCGCCCATACTGTTCAATCCGTAGATTGACAGTAGGTATAGATCACCACCATTCACGCTTCCGAATGTCGGGCCTTCAGGCACCCTTCCGATAAAATACGTACCTACAAGTTCCCACGGGTCCGCCCCGCTAGCATCTGCGGGGTCAGAGCCCCTATAAACTAGCACATCGCCTGCGCGACCTACGGACACAAAAAAATCGTTAACGCCGGAGCCTGAATCGATTGACCAGCTAAAAAGCCCTGCTGTAGAACCGCCGCTATTGTATTTTGTACCGAAAAAGAACTCCTCCGCTTGCCCTTGTTCTGCATCAAGTGGTAGATACCATGCAGAATTAGCGCCTTTTTCCACAAGCCAAATGCGGTCTTTGTGGATCATAATAAACCGCACTTTTGATATTTCTGGCCCTGTTATCCCTGTCGCTTGTGCCCAAGTATCGGTGTTAGCGTCATATTTGAACAAGCCGTTATTGGCGTCCGCATAAAACATGACATCGTTGCCAGCTTGGTTAGTGTAGTGGATGTAGTTACCGTACCCTGATGTGCTTGAAATGTCACCAAACGCCAGTTTATTTATTGGGGTGTCGCCAGGTGTGGTGACATCCCAAATGGCTTCATTAGTGACTGCAAACAACCTATTTGCGCCCGTGGCCTGCGATGAAGAATCAAAAGGTATTATTGTGTGCACACCCTCACTACTGCCTTCATCAAGTCCCGTTTGCCATTCGCGATAGCCATTACGAACTTTCATACCGAATTCGTGCGGTATTAGGTTGTAAGTGTATATGCAATGTGTGGGGCTGCCGGTTGCCAGCGATATACGTCCGTCTATGCCATCATACGGCGCGGCAAAACGGTCAGAAGCCGATGTCAGCTGCTGAGGTCTGTTTGATGTGCCGAGTGCAGAGCCTATCATGGGGTGCCGTAACCTGTATCTGGGGCGTTCCATATAGAAATGTATCGGTAGCCAGCCCCGTAGTTGCCCGCATTCAATACTTTTCCTGATTTATCTTTGCCTGTTAAGAAGTCAAATATTTGATTGAAATCGCCTTGTGCTTTGTTCGTATCAAAATTGGCGCTTTCCAAATATTTAAGTTTTAAATACCTGCTTATTAGTGTTTTATCGAATAGCGGTTTGTCACCAGCTTTTGTGACTTCATCTTTGCGCAGTGTGTTGTCATCTGCGTCGATAACCCAGTTTTTACTTATGTATTCGTAAGTAAACTCAAAGCCTGTCTCTGGCGGTGCTGGGTAGAACCCTATCTTGCCGTCGAACAGCCTGAAGCTGCTGTACAGTGTGTTTTGCGCAAGATCACGACCTTTTAAGTAGGTCCATTCTTGCGCCGTCAGTGGGCCGCCCAGCGGTATGCGTTGTGATTGGCTCCACCCGGTTTGCGGGATTATGTAGTAAAAATCATCGGGCAGATCGAATGTTTCTTGATCTGGGAGTGCCGAATTTATGGTTGTTTCGCTGACTAAAAACTCCCAAGGGTGCGCCAAACACAGTTCAACACCTGCTGTGTTGAGCAGGTATCGCATCTGCTGGAACGTTTTATCATCACTTGCGTAAGGGTCTGCTACAGGTGCAATCCCGGCCTCGGCTGCTGCCGTGTTAAGGATGTTCGCTGCTGTAGTGGTGGTTGTGATAGCCATGACAGACCCCCTGGTTTATTACTTTTTCGCGCGAGATCGACGTGCTGTCGTCTTTTTCTCAGGCTCTTTTTTAGTTTCTGACTCTGCCACCGCCTGAACGTCTTCTTCACCAATAGGGTCAACAACGTCTGCGGCCGGTTCGGGGTCAGGCGTATCCGCGCCTATGCTGTCTAAAAGAGAGGCAAATTTCTCTTTTAGCTCGTCAAGTTCGCCGCGTAAAAATTCGTTTTCTTCGCGCAATTTCGCACCGTTTTCACGCTCATCGAGGGCTTTCTGCGCGCGGTATTTAAGGTTCACGCCGCCCATCATGCCGGATATTTTAACGTCAGGGATGGCGATCAACTGCTCGACCGTTTTCACACCAAGAAACGCCAATTGCTCGACTTGTCCTGGGCGTGCGCCGTTCCATTCACTTAGTGGCCAACCTTCAACAGGCGCCTCAATGCGCTGTTTGAACATGCGGTAGTGCTCTGCAAAACGGTTTTTATCCGCAGCAGTTGCTGGGCGACATGCTTGCGGATCGCGGCTACCTGGCACACGAATTTCAATATATTCAACTTCATCAAATGGTGGGGGCTCATTCGGGCCTAAACTCTTCGGATCGACGCCTTTTTTAGGGCGTGTTTTGACGAAAAATTTAACCATTAACATTCTGTCTGCTTCTGCGGCACGCATGGTGTCGAAATCGTTGTGGTCGTAATCTGCTTGCATAATTATTTTCTCGCTCGTTTAGTTTGGGTTTTATTCTGGCGGTGTTATCAATGTCTTATCCATCGGGTAGGGTGTTTCACTCTGCCCGGATAGTGTCATGTGAGGACACTCGTCCAAGAAATCTCTTTGATTTTGATCCCTTACATATACTATAGACATAGATTTATTGCCATCATAGTAAGGATTCATTTTATCGGCTTGCAATTTGAACTCGTCTGATGGGCCGCCGAAAAAACCCGCACTCAGAGGTATGATTATGTCAGGGTACGCGTCTTCATTGGCGCCTAACCAGGTTCTAAACGCCGATAGATCGTCAACAACAACAGTTAAGTAATACGGAAAACTCACGGCGTCACCACCTTAGCGACTGACAGCGGTATGTCCACACCTTGCAGTCGTTTCATGTTCTTGTAGATGCCGAAAGCTGGTACTGTTGTCGGGTCGTTGAAGTACTGCCAAAAACGCGTCAAATTTGTGGGGAAAGTTGATGGTGTGGCGGGTGCGTCAGCACTGTTCGCCCCTACAGTCAATGTGAAAGGGTCTGCAGATTTAATTTCTAACATTATGTCAAGGGTGTCGCCTTCAACTGGTGTAGCCCCTAAATCCACACCTGCAAAAGCTTGCGGTACTCCTGCGGCTAACCTGAAAGCGCGAAGCTCCGTTGCTGTAGGGACAAAAACGAAAGCCCACCCGTCAAGCGATGCATTTGCGTATAAGGCGAGTAACGTTCCATCAACTGCGTCAAAGTCTTGACGCACCTCAAACTCGAAAAACAGTGTGTAATTGCTGCTAGTGGTTGCTGCTGCGCTTGTCTCGCCGTAGACTGCTGTAGGTTCAAACCGGCTAACATTGCCTGTGACGGGAGACAGTACGGGGTTGTAAAGACTGCCAAACTGCACATCGCTGTAGGATGTAGCAAACACATCTAGACCGTTGTTGGTGTCACCTGGAAAGCTCTTATTGCCGCTGTTATCGAGAAAATACATGACGCCAGTGGTGATGTTAAAAATGCCGCCAGAAGAGTTACCATATACGGCTGCATAGAGCCAACCGTTGCTCAAAGTGCGAAATTGAAACCCTTCCACGCCTGAGCTACTTAATACGGTGCCTGTTATCGGGTTAAAATCGACATATGGCAGCTCGTTGGTCGTGCCCCGTCGCAAAAAACCTAAACGTATGTGCGGGACGCTCCCAACAACTCTGAAAAGCATAGAAAGCATGGGCCGTGAGTTGTTTTGTGCGTCAGCATCAACATCACTGAAAAGGGCAAAATGTGAGTTAGTTACTGCAGTTTGACGATACTCCGTGAACCCTGTTTGAGGGCTCGATGGTGCGCCTGTCGAGACATAGTTCGCCGTGATGTTAATTAATGCCGTACCTTTACCGCCTGGGCCACCTGTTTTACCTCCTGTACCGTCATTCGCTTTCCAATGGCGTGTTGTATCCTCTGGAAGTACTGGTAAACCTTCAAATGATGTAGGGACCACATCTGTGGACGCTGCTATCAAGTCGTTACTAGGGTCGATATAGTTTTGTGTTGATGCGCGTGACGTAAACAGTGAATCGACGCCGCCCACACCTTCAAGCAGTTGTGTGCCGCTATAGTACCAATCTATTGTTGGGGGTCCGCCCCCGCCTGAAAAAGATACTGCGACTTTTGACGCATTAAATGGTAGCCCTTGGTTGACGTATTCAATAGGGTTATCAGTCGCTAAAAGCCCGCCATCAATGCTGAATGCCAAGCCTTGGTGGTAGTGGTTAACTTCGCCGTTCAAACACCCTAATAGTCGGCCATTTTCATCAAAAGCCAAACCATTATTGTATGAAGCTGCTGACGCCACTGCGTCATCTGCAACAAAAAGTTCGCCATTTTCTGACACCCATAAACCTTCAAACTCAACGGCTGTGCTTGGTAATGGCCCTGAAAAAGCATCAAAAACGACGGGTATAGTCCCGCCGTTTTTACGTGCTAGTGCTTGAAGTGCTGATTTAGACATTAGACAACTGGAATAACGCCCCAGACCCAAGAGCCTGCCGGCACGTCTGCACCTGTCTTGTTGACTGCACCTGTTGCGGCGTCAAGTACCGCGTCAGGGGCTGTAAGCGCCTCAGCTTCAACAAAAGCCACATTATCGTCGGTATCTGCACCTTGAATGACTTGGATAGGGAAGCCGTTTGTTCCGGTATCTCCATCTACATCAGGTACGCCGCCGATATGTTGCGATGTACGTGCTGCAGTGTCTTCAATGCGCGGCCAATCTTCTGCTTTAGGGTCAAAATTGCCTGTGTTGATACCAACACCTGGCGCGTTCGATCCGCCGCGATTGACGCCATCTGAAAAGCTTGCATCAGGCACTTCTGCTGAGCGTGCTGTTGCTACGGTTTCGTTTAGCTCGTAAGTAGCTAAGTTTGTCGCTGCCATAACTTTTTCTCCTGTTCTGTTGAACGTTTAAAGAAGAGCCGAAGCCCTTCTCAGCGAGTCAGGCTACGGATTACCCGTTAGCGTCGTAACGACCTTGGAACTGACGACCTGAAGTCGTTAAGTTACCTGCCCAAGCCATGATTTGAACTTCGGCGTCTTGGTTCGTTGCATAGCGCTTATTAGGCGACAACGGCACCATGTTACGATCCGCGTGCGGACGGTAATGGATGTAGTTGGTGTTCAAGAAGTACGCTGTACCTGCTTGTGCACCTGAACCGTTGTTACCGTTGTAAATACCACCATCAAGACACACATCTGCGTCCATGAATTTCAAGGTGGCGAAACCTGCGTCAGCTGTTTCAGTATTCGTGAAACGTTGCTGTGCTTGCAATGAGCTGATGTACGCGTTCCACACAGTGGTGTCCGTCATGATCAAGTCAGGACGATCTTGGCCACGAACCAAGTCAGCCCACAATAGGTTCCAGAAACCCTGGATCTTAGTGGGGTCAAGGCCATCAGCTGCTGTTTGATCACTGACAGCATTCTGCCAAAAAGTGAACGTCGCACCATCAATACCGCCGTAAGGCGCTGCTGTTGGGTCAACAGGCACGGCAGCATTCAAACCGTCTATTTGCTTACCGCCTGCTGCTGTACCGTCTGAGTACAAACCGCCAGTGATAAGGTTAGCCATTGTGGATTCTGCTACTTCCAAACGTGCTTCAAGCAAGTCGATCATTTTCTCTTTGCCTGAGTTTTGAAGCATTTCAAGACCTGAAATAACAACCGGTACGGCTGCCTGCTTGATGTCGTACTCAGCTGCACTGATGACATCTGAAACACCTACAGGCAAAAGGTCGTAACCTGAGTACCAGCCGGCGTTCGAGTTTTCTGCGAAGCTTAATTCTTGAAGAATTTTGTAACCGCCCGAGAAAGTCTTAATACGGCCTTTCTTGTCGAGCTTCATCAGTAATGCGTTGTTGTTTGTCACGTTGTCCGCGATTTGGCGCGTACGTGACTCGATAGTGGTTGCGATAATATCGCTGATGTTTGCATTTGCAAAGGCCATAGTGCCCTCCTAAATAACAATAAGTTAAACCTATTGACTATCTCGCGGGCGTTTTCTGCTCCCTTGGCTGGGAAAACTTGTTCGATTAAGTCTTTATTTTATTCGATGTTTTGGATGCTTGTCACTGCTACCTTGGGCTGAGAGACGATATCACAAAACATCGACAATTAGTTGCAGTATATGTTAACTGCAAAATTTCTGTCAAATCCTATATTTTACCTGATTCGTTCCAAGCTTCGTCCAATTGCTGCCGCATCGTCATTTTGCTTCTGTCAGCCACAACCGTACCTGAGCGTCTGCCGTTCAATGTCGATGCCGCTCTGCGCTTGTCAGCAACTGAGCGATTGCGTGCGCCTGCTTCAACCGCTGCTTTCACCTCTGGGTCGAGCTGAATGGCCATGTTGTACGCATCTTCTAGCGACATGTTGATACCGCGTTCACCTTGTTGGTCTATCAAATCGGCCATGATGGGGCGTAAACGCTCAAAATGCGGTTTACCTTGGGCAAACTGCGCCACTTCGTTCTGCGCTTCTATTTTTTGTTGCTGTTGCTCTTGATACAGGTTCGCTTGGTTCTGTTCGTGCTGCTGCATAAGCGGTGCCAAACGGTCGTCGAGCATTCTAGCTATTCTGTCCTCTTCCGGGTCGGTTTGAGGTATGCCGCTATCCGCTGAAATAAGTATGTTATCCAAAGTGCCAATATCAACGCCGTAGTTGTTGATGATCTCCGCAACCATAGCCGCTTTTTGCTGGTCTGTACCCATGCGCAGTTGCGCGACAGTTTTGAATAGAGATTCAGTTGCTTGAAGCGCATCGACACCTTCAGTAGCGAGTATAGGTGCATAAGCTTCCGCCATTCGTGAGAATTGCTGATGTGTTTTACGCGCCGTGCTAACTTCACGCATCGTATCCTGCATTTGCTGCTCACGCGTTGCAATTTGCTGTCTGACACCTTCAGGAAGGTCGTTCCACTGTTCTTGCAGCTCTGGGGACCAATCGATAGGGGCTTTTGCTGGTTTTCGTGGCGCATCTTGTGGGTCCGGCGCCGGGTCGCTGTCTTCTTGTGCGTTGAATGTGCCTTGGTCTTCCGGTTCATCAGTGGTTTCCTCGCTCGGTGCGTCTTGCGAGAAATCTTCTGCTTGAAGCGTTTCATCTTGCGGGTTGTCATCTTGTTCTTCGGATATTTCGCCGCCTGCGGCTTCTATCGCTTCGTAGATGTCATCGCGCATGTTGTTCGCGTCGTCAGTTTGTGTTTGTGTGTCCATAAGTGTCTCTCGCTCGTGGTTTTATGGTTATCGGGTGTGTTTGTGGATGGCGCGCTGGATAGTTTCTATGCGTTGCTTTTTGGCTTGGCTTGTCGCGCCGATCATGTCTTTATATTTCTCTTTGCCGCGACGTGCAAAGTAGTCTTCGCCGTAATCGCGCACATTGGTCACGCCATGGCGTCTATTGTGCTCTCGCAACTTGCTCGGGCAAGAAATGATGGACCCATCAACGGGCGATTTGAACTCTTTAAAGCTCGCATGCACCGCTGCACTTTGCGTATTGCCTAGCGCTTGTTGATGGGCGTCCCACTCTTCGCGGGGTATGAGTTTACCGGTTTCTCGGCACTGGATGTAGCTACGTCTCCCCGCCATCGTCATTTTCCTCGCTCGTTTGTTCTTTTTGCGCATTATCGACAGTCATCTCGCGGATGTTTTGTATGCCTTGCGCTTGTATTTTCTTAATTTCGTTGGTGGTCTTCTCAGCTTCCTTAGCCAACTCCAATTCGGTGTTGACGACATCTTTTTCAATCTCGGCCTCGGCCGTAGCGTTTGTTTGCGCAATGTTGGCCTCCATCTGTACCTGCTCAACCAATAGATCCGCTCGCAGTTTGGCCTCAATCTCGGAAATTTTCGACTGCATAGTGGCGGTCGTTTCTGCCATCTTCTGCATGTGCCGCATTCGCTCCATACGCATGTCCGCTTCAAGATCTTGCTGTCTGATCTGCATATCACCCTCGACTTTCGCCTGTATCTTCGCCATTTCCTGCCGGCCTTTAACCTCAAGCTCTTGCATCTTGGCGGCCATTTCCGCTTGCCCCTGATCCGGCTGACCTTGCTGCTGTTGAAGCTGCTCGTTCGCTTGTTGGATAGCGCGATCAATGACGCCCTCAATTTCAGACGAGCCTTTGAAGCCTGCAAGGCCCCATTGAAGCAGCTGAAGGAGTAGAGGCGTAGAATTCGGGTCCGCTTCCATCATTGGCGATGCAGACTGCATGAATGTAGCCAGTGCATTGATGTAGGACGTTCTTTCGGCTTGTTGTGCGGCATGATCAACCATAGCCACAGACTCAGGGCGGATGGCAACGCGCAATTGCGCCGATTTTTCATCTTTAATCAGTGCAACCGCTTCTTCGATCAGTCGCGCGCCATCAGGGTCGCTGGCGTCCATCGAATATTGCATGTTCGACTTGGTGATGATCGTTTCCGCGTCAAAATGCTTACTGATGACTTCCGCTTTGAGTTGCATCAGGTCGGTCGCGAACTGGGCGAAGGCATCTTGCAGCGACTGTATGCGCGTTGAGCCGTATTTCGCCTTAATTTGCGTTTGTCCCACACCCTCGTACTGGTTATTGAGCTCACCGCGCATGACATCGGCCATGCCGGTCACTTGCTGCAATAGCCCAATCGTTTCGGAGCGTATATCGCGCAATCTGTCGAGCGCATTGGTGATGTCTGAGATAGGCACCCAATCAATTTGGCCGGCTAGGCCGCCTTTTTCACCAAACAAGGCCCAATTATCGACCGGTATTAAGGTGTTGTCAGTGCCTTCGTCAAATACGCGCTGAATGTCTTTCGCGCCTTGGTTGTACACACCCACCGCTTTCACCGCACGTGTGAGTATACTAATCCTGGTCTGTAAAATGTCGATTTCGTTGTAGAGATCCTCTGCCAGTTTGTAATCTGGGGTTGGTAAGAACAAATCAGTGGTTGGGTTCGCCAAAAAGAACGGCGGGCAGGGGAAAAAGCCGGAAAGGCCCAGCGGGTCGGGGTTTGTTGCGAGCACTTGGTCGTAACCTAGTGACACGAACACGACCTCACGCTTGTCTTTATCCCAAATTTCCCACACTTCGGCTTTCATCCACGCATTATCGTCCATTATTGGGTCGGTCGTGTCATCTTTATCCGCCGCAGCCTTTTGTTTTTTGTACGTCAGGCTGCCGGCGGCTTTTTCGCCGAATTTTTCTTTGACTTCATCTTTGGTGAGATAGTTTTTGAACGCTACCCAGCGCACTTCTGACCAATTTCTCGCCCAAGACCAAATGACGTCACCCCAAAACCAATAGGTAACAGGGGCTGCTTCATTGACGACGCGTTCTTCGTAGACGGCTTCTTGCATCACCTCGCCTAAATTGATTATTTCAGCGCTGACTTGTTTTTGTTCTGTCTCAAATTCGTAACTGATACGGGCACAACCAAGGCCGGGTAAGAGGCGATCTTGCAGGACAGAGCGGAAAATGCAGTCGATTTCCGAGCCGTTATCCTGTATGTCGAGATTTAAGAGGCGCTCCATTGTTTCAGCGGCCACACGGGCCACATCATCATTAGGATCGGCATATCGCCGCGACACATCGATTTTGGGGGTGTTGCCGTACATCATCGATTCTAAAGTCGAGACGTTCGAATGGAAAAGGTTCAGGCGGTTAAGATTTTGACCAAGCATGGCATCGCGATCACTTTCTAAGCGCGATTGATACGAGCCCAAATAGCGCTGGACTACCCTATCACCCATCTTGTGCCACTTTTCGAGCATCTTCAAACTGGCGTTTAACTCTTCTGACCAGTAGTTGTACTGCCCTTTGGGTGTGTCTTTGAATTCTTCGCGTGACTCAATCGCCGCGCCTGTGGGTGTTGTAGATGCCATAGTTTATAGTCTCATTTTCGCAACGCCCTGCGGACGGTTTCGTTCTCTGTCTTTGAAAAGATCATCCAAGCTGTAATTGCTGGTGCCTATCTGTTGCCCTTGTTGGGTTTGATGCGGTGCCGGCGGTTTCAGCTTCTTTTTATTGGCTACCAAGGCGAGATATCTGAACGCATCTGCGTAATCGGATGCCCAATCATGCAGCGGTTTATCCAGGTAAACCTTGTTTATCTCGTCAAATTTTCGCCTGTATACCCGTAAAGCTTCTACGCCATCGCTGCATTTGTCAAGGTTGAACCAACAATATGGGAGGGTGACACGCACGGCATCTATGCCGTGTTGCACCGAAAGGTGGGGTGCAATTTGGACCGGCAGCTTCTGTTCGAGAAATTGCTCGATAGTGGATTTGCCTGTCTGTAGCGTTTTTGCTCTTGCGTCGTGCGGTAGCCAGATCGTTTCATATTGATAGGGTTTCTGATTGAGTAGATCAAAATAGTATTGGAGCGGTTCACCGTGCGCTTCTTCGCAGTCGATAATAGCAAGGCCATCCGGCCTCTCCTGCCAGAACCATATAACTGTCGAGTCACTGAATCCAATATCGGCCGCCGCATGAACAGGAAATTCTGGTGTGTATTCGACTTCGTTTGTGACATGACCGTCTGCCTCTATTTTGTTAATTAAGCCTGAGTAGTAGGTGCCTGTAAGGGCAGCTGTAAACGAACATTCGAATTCTTGGTCGTACTGCGCGTGCGACATCTGAGTTTTCATGTTCTCGAGTTCTTCGGGATCGATCAGGTTGGATGTCGATGCCTTTAAGGTGAGCGAGAACCAAGACGGGTCTTTTTTCGCCAGTTCGTAAAATTCGTACAGTTTATTGCCCTTACCTTTTGGCGTGCCCATGATGACAGCCCAGCCTTTTCTGTCGGCTAAGGTGGGTAGCATGACCTCTTGCCAAAGCGATGGGCGGATATCGGCCATCTCATCCACCACAATACCGTCGAAATAAAGTCCACGCAGGGAGTTAGGATTATCGGCGCCGTATAAGGAGATGCGCTGGCCTTTCGGGAGGATGACCGTCAGGTCTGATTCTCT